GGGATAGACCATGTGTTGTAACCAAGAAGGGAAAATTAATAACTTTCCTACTTCTGGAGTCATAACAAATGATTGAGCTGGTTTTAATCTTTCACTATCTATAACTGATACTTGTCCGTATTGAAATGCTATACAGCCGTCTGAATGTCCACTTTCGTTGTATAGCGAATAAGTTGGTGATTGTGCATTAACATTACCTATTTGTGGCGGTACTTTAGTCCAGGCTGTCGTAGATATACCCATTAATGTTTTAGTGCCGTGATCATGTATTGGGTTGTAATCACCATCATAACTATGTACTGACCAAGTTTCGTCTATCTGAATTTGTTTAGGGCCTTTAAAACTATTACCCGAAGCAGCAAAATGATTAATATATTCAACACCAAGGCCGCAAATAAAATTATTATACTCAACCATTCTTTTATCATTGTGATCTAACAATAACTGTTCTCCTTTATCTATTTGCCCTACTAAAGTATTAGCTAATGATTGCTTGTTTTTATCATGCTTATACTCGTCCATATAATCATTAACGCTATCAATCATGTCTTGTGGCATTTGTGTTTCTAACACATATACCGCAGGCATAGTATGAATCTGAAACTCACCTTCGGTCATACTTAACTAGGTACGCTAAATGCTTGGTCTGGTGTGCTTTCTACTGGTGGGT